TTCAGAATAAATTCCATCAAGATGTGGGCGCATTCCAATTAGCTTGCATTCTTGCGCCATCTCAATAATTTCATCTTGTGTCATCGCTTCATTCCTCTGATAAAAATTCCAAAAGAACTCAAGGTATCTTTTCCAAATCCTTGCATCTTCTCAATCTCGACTGCCACTTCTTCAAGAATGTCGTTTCTGAGTTCATCATAAACTTGTTGTTGACTCTTGTATTCCTCAACCTGTCTCTTGCGGTTCAGCGATTCATTCATGTTCTGTCTCCTGAAGTTCCAAGATTCGTTTGTTTAGTCTGGATATTCTTTGCTCGTTGTAGTTGACAATGGACTGTGAGTATTCAACTGAAGTCTCTGCTTGCAACTTGGCGAGTTGTGCCTCAATGAGTTCCTTTTGCACCACCTCAAGAGGTGTCTTTGCTCTGAGCAAATCCTTGACATACTTGATTGTTAAATCTCGCCAGTTCATGGATGTTTCCTTTTCTTTGATGGCTTGAACTTGCCAGCTTTGCGAAAGATCGTCAGCAAAGACTTGTATGGCACACCAAATCGGTTGGCAATCTCCAATTTGCTAAAGCCCTGTTCATAGAGGCTAAACGCTCTACGCTCATCAATTTGGATGGGTTTACGCCCTGACCCTGCTCTAGCACCGCCTTTCATCTGCGCCCCCTATGGTTAAAAACAAATCCTTTTTTGATCTTTGAATTGGCGCAACTGTAGGTTTTGGATGCCACATCCCTGACCCACTTTGGGCAGTCTTGACACATCACTCTTGTTCGCTTTCTTTTAGTAGCCACAAAACAAACACTACGCACACTGCTATTCCCAATGCGAATGCGAATATCGCTATCAGCATGAAATTTACTATGGTTTCTAGCATGATTGGTCACCCCTTGATCTTTGCCATCGAAATACAGCAATGCGCCAGCACAAAGCAATGCCACCATGACCTTGCGCCAGTGGTTCATTTGGTTGTCGCAATCAGTTCCAACTCAGCATCTTTGAGTTGTTCTTTGATGATTGTTAGCTCCTCCTCCACCATCTTGACCTTCTTTTCCATCCTGTTTCTGGTCAATCTCTCAGCGTTGGCATAGCCAATCAAAGCAGATTCTGTGGCTACCTTGCGGATAAGTTGGATGATCTGGTCACGACTCATAAAGCCACCAGCAATGTCTTTTGAAGGTGCAATCTTGCTGATGAGTTCTTCCAATTCTTTTTCCATAGTCATGCTGTCTCTCCTTGTGGTTGTCGAATATTCCATGCGTGTTGCAAGGCAGTGAAGTTCATGGGGGCAATGGTCACAGTGGACAAGAACAAGCCCTTGCCATGCGTTCTGCGCCCCCAATCATCTGTGGCTTTGACATTCTTGAGTTCATGCCTCTTGACAGCGTTGTACACAGTGTGAGGCTTGAACCCTGCATCTACTAACTCATCCATAGTGCGAGGTTCTTGGCAGAAGTCTTGTAGGGGTGTCATGCTTCCCTCGCTTTCAGTTTGCATTCATAGACTTTTTTGGCAATATAAAACTGCCCCATCTTTTCGCATTCTTCACCAATGGTTGATGCTGATATTGCCCAAGCAAGACCCAGCAAGCTAAACAATAAAGCCATTGCACCCATGCCTAACAAAAAATTCGTAGAGTAGTCATTCATGCTTTCTCCCTTGCGGCAAGCATTGCGTCTGCCACTTTATATGCTTCTGTTGCCGCATATTCATATACTTCTTGTTTCCAAACTTCGTGCATCATGTAAGTTTGCAAAACCCTTGCCGCAAAGTAGTCTCGCAATGTCATGCCAGAGTGGTAAGGCGTTACGCCTGTACCTGTTGGAAATGCTGGTGGGTTGTTCATTTCACCATCTCCTTTGCAATCTCAATCAGGAAAGGCACAGCCAGAATCAAGCCCACTAGGGTGGCTTGTAGGGTTTGTTTAAGCGTCATCATCATTCTCCTCGCAGAGTTCACAGGTGGGGTGGTCAGGGTCACGGCAGTCGGGGTGCAGAGACAGGAGATATTGGTAGCGTCTGAGGTGACGAGCCTCAGACTTGATCTCCTCTGCTTCTGAATCGTCAATCTCTCTCATCTTCAATTCTCCTTTTAGGTTGAAAGATGGGGCTTGCGCCCCTTGGGTTACTTGCGTTCTACTGTGCCAACCAATTCGCCATCCATAATCAAAAACAAAATGTGCTTGGCGATGTTGAGTATTTGGCGGCTACTGTTTTGTGCGCCACCAGCAATCAATTCTTGAGCATCAGACATCAAGCCAGCCACAACCATGTTTGCGCCTGTGAATTGGTATGTGATGGATTCTTTGACAGATTCCACATAAGCGTCAATATCAGCGATTCCATACATATTCATGTTGAGTTCTTCTTGAGCAGTTGTTTGTGTTGCGTTTGTCATTTAGAAATCTCCTTGAGGTTGCGTTGTTGATGTAGTGAATCATACAGAAGTTAATTAGGCAATCAACCCCCCTATAACTAATCCCCCACAATTTAATCAACTATTCAATCACAAAAGGCTTGACCAATGGGTTGAAAGTCTCTAGACTCCCCTACCACTATGAACACACAAACCATGCAAACCATTGAAAACATTAAGGAAAAGGCTGAATTGGCTGGCTACACCATCACCGATGTTGCTCGTCATGCTGGCTTTCACCCTGCCCAAGTTTCCAGATATGCCACTGGTAGAACAATACCACTGGTGACCACTATCAGGCGGCTAGATGAGTCGGTAGATTCCCTGATTCAGGCTCGTTTTAAGGCGATTAGAGGGCTTCTCAATGACTAGGCGCACCATTGGTATTGATTGCGGTCTGAATGGGGCTATAGCCCTTGTAGTCGATGGTGAACTGGTGAGGGTTGAGGATATGCCCACAGTCACCCTTGAGCGCAACGGCAAGACCAAGCGTCAGGTGTCAGTTCCTGAACTGGTAGACATCATCAAGGAACTTGACCCTACAGAGGCATACGCTGAAAAAGTGTTTGCAATGGCAGGGCAAGGTGTGACCAGTGTATTTAGCCTTGGGCGCAGTCTTGGGGTGGTAGAGGGCGCATTGACCGCCTTACGCATCAAGACCACTTTGATGACCCCACAGACATGGATTAAAGCTATGGGCGTGGTAGGTGGTAAGGATGGGTCAAGAGCCAGAGCAATGGAGTTGTTCCCTGACCATTTGAGCCTGTTCAAGAGGGTCAAGGATGATGGGCGCAGTGATGCCAGTTTGATTGCACTTTGGGGGTATCGCAATGGCTAATCCATTTGAAATTAAAGAGCCGACTTGTATTAGCTTTTCAGGTGGTAGGACTAGTGCCTATATGCTGTGGCGTGTTCTTGACGCTAATAATGGAATACCCCCCCCCAACGCAAAGGTTATGTTTGCGAACACTGGCAAAGAGGAGGAAGCAACTTTGAAATTTGTCAATGATTGCTCTGTCAACTGGAATGTGCCAATTACATGGGTTGAGTATCGTGATGCAGACCCTGCTTTTGCTGTTGTGAATTATGAAACTGCCTCTAGAAATGGCGAGCCATTTGAGGCTTTGATTCGCAAGCGTCAGTATCTTCCCAATCCAGTGACAAGGTTTTGCACTTCAGAATTGAAGATTCGTACCATCCACAAGTATTTGAAATCTACTGGTTGGACTGACCATAATGAAACAATGGATTGGATTGGGATGAGGGCTGATGAACAGCGTAGAGCCGCAAAGATTGCTGACAAATCAAGGATGCCACTTGTTGCCGCTGGAGTTACAAAAGAAACTGTTGGTGAGTTTTGGAGAAACCAATCCTTTGATCTAGAACTGCCAAACATCAATGGTGTGACTTATCACGGCAATTGTGACTTGTGCTTTCTAAAAGGCGGCTCTCAAGTGTTATCTCTAATTGCAGAAAAGCCAGAGCGTGGTATATGGTGGGCGCAAATGGAGGCACTGGCACTGGCACTGGCAAGCAAGCCAAGCGGTGCGGTGTTCCGTTCCGATAGACCATCTTATAAATCCATGATTCAATTTGCGGCTGAACAGAAAGATATGTTTGACCCTAACGAAGAATCAATTGCTTGCTTTTGCGGAGACTAATCATGGATAACAAAGAACGAGAAACCTTGCGTGAGCATATTGTTTGGCTAGGCTCACAACTTGAACAAGAACGCAAGCAGAATCAAGCCACTGTTGTCTTCTTAAAGCGTGTGCTTGACCCTGAAGACTTAGGTCATGCGGTATCTCACGAGGTCAGACAACTCGCCTACCAATTACTCATTGAACATCACCACATTGAAAGAGCATCATGGCAAAACAAATAATCATCAGACCATCAGGTATCTCACGCACCATTGCTTGCCCTGCAAGCGTTAGATTGTCAGCACAAGTCCCCTATCAGGAGAGTGGTGAGGCGGCAAAGATTGGTACTGCCATTCATGCCTTGGCAGAACATTGCTACATAAGTCTCCTAGACCCGATGAAGTTTGTCGGCAAAGTCTATGAGGGCATCTTAATGACAGAGGAGAACTGTGAGTTTGCACAGCAACACTTGAATGCAATTTATGACATTCACGAGGAGTTGGGAGAAGGAACAGTATCAGTTGAGCAATTCCTACCCTACCAAGAAACCCCTGCATACAAATGCGGTGGCACTGCTGATGTCATAGGCATCAGTAAAGACAAACGCAAGATCATCATTGCTGACTTGAAAACTGGTAGAGGGTATGTCGATGCTGAGAGTGACCAACTTAAACTCTACGCATTAGCGGCTATGGAGTCTGGTGGTCTATACCAAGACATTGACACTGTAGAACTCTGGATTATCCAACCCCATCATGGTGAAGTACGCAAGCATTCCATGACAACTCAGGAACTCGTTGATTGGGAGCACTACATACTGCAACCAGCAATTGAGAATGCCCTGAACCCTGCATTTCCACCTGTACCCTCCGACTCTGCTTGCCAGTACTGTGCCGCTAAGACAATCTGCCCTGCACAGGCAAACTTGGTTGAGGTTGTTCACTCAGCACCGCCAGTAGAAGTCTTGACAGAAGAACAGATCAGCGTCTTGCTGACAAAGTTCGACATGGTTGAAGACTACATCAAGGCGGTGAGAGATCATGCCCTTAAACGCATGGAAAAGGGTGCTGTGATTCAAGGTTGGCAACTCGCACCCAAGAGAGCGTTAAGGTCATGGACATCAGAAGAGAAAGCGATTGAGCATCTCACTTTCCTTGGATTACGCATCCATGAGATAACGAAAACCGAACTCTTGACCCCTGCACAGGTAGAGAAACTGCTACCCAAAGGCTTAAAGGAGTCTATTGAACCTTTAACTTCTCGCATATCGTCAGGGCTGACGCTTGCCAGAGACAAGGGTATTAGTCAATAATCCCAACCCCAATCCCCCACAGTGACATCTGTCACATTTTTCAACTTCAACTTTCAACAAGGAAAACATCAAATGAATCTAAACCTTTCAAACTCTGGTGGCTCTGGTAATTACATCAGATTCAGCCCTCAAGCAAACGCATGGACAAATCAGGATGGCGAGTTCACCTTTGAGAAGTCGGTCTTTGACCATGAGAATCTGCAAACTGGTTGGATGCTCATAGCCACTGGCATTTTCGAGTTCATGCCTGACAATGGTCTTGGGCAAAAGGGCGCACAACCGAGTGCTGAGCATAAGCGTGGCTTCAAAGCCATTTTCTACAACAAGACGATGGGTGTTGCAGAGTTCTCAGCCAATGGTGCAGGGGCTAACATGGGCTTAGAAGCGTTATGGAAGCAAGTGCAAGCACAAGCATCTGCAAACGCTGGCAAGTTGCCTGTGGTGGAGTACAAAGGTTCTCGCCCTGAGAAGGTTGGTAAAGGAACTACACGAGTGCCACTCTTTGAGGTGGTGGGTTGGGTGGCAAGACCAGCGGCTTTGCAAGATGATGGCATGGGAGGCGCAGAGGGGTCAGAGTCACCTTTTGATGCGCCAAAGCCTGTAGCTAAACCAGCACCAAGCAAACCAACACCATCAACTATGAGTGATGATGAGATGTTCAGCTAAACACTGAACCTAACCGCACCAGAGTTTTCGGGGGAGAACTCTGGTTTTTTTGTCTCTTTAAATTTGGTAGGTGGTATGCAAGTTTTACCGATAAAAAATGAAGAAACTGCACCTTGGCTTTTGAAAAAACACTATGCCAAGAGAATGCCTCAAATAATGTATGCGTTTGGTCTTTATGAGAATGAAAACCTAATAGGTGTCATTACATACGGCATACCCGCATCACCGCCTTTATGTATGGGTATTTGTGGGAAAGAATACTCTGACAAGGTGCTTGAATTAAATAGGATTTGCTTAGAGAACAATGAAAAGAATCAAGCATCTTATTTTGTCGCAAAGACATTGCAACTATTACCCAAACCAACCATAGTCGTTAGTTATGCAGATACTGCACAAGGTCATGTTGGTTATGTTTATCAAGCATCAAATTTTATTTATACAGGACTATCAGCCAACAGAGTTGATTGGACTATTAAAGGTCAAGAGCATAAACACGCAAAAACTATAGGTGATGGCAAAACACTTGAAGATATTAAGTCTGAGCATGGTGATGACTTTTATTATCTAGAGAGATCACGCAAGCATAGATATATATTTTTTGTTGGCACAAGCAAACAGAAAAAAGAAATGCTGAGTAAGCTGAACTACAAAGCAGAACCATATCCCAAGGGTGACTCTAAAAGATATGACTCTGGTGGTGTAGTTGCAAAACAAGATTTGTTGTTTTATTAAATCAGAAAGATAACTAAATGTCAGCACAACAAATAGCCACCACACTCGGCAACGCCAAGAAAGTGGGAAATGGTTACCTAGCAAGTTGTCCAGTACCCCATCATGGTCAAGGTAATGGGGATAAGAACCCAAGTCTCTCAGTGACAGATGGTGAGGATGGCAATGTACTTTTTAAGTGTCATGGTGGGTGCGATCAGCATGAGGTTTTCAATACGATCAAGGACATGGGTCTACTCCCTGAATTACCACCCAGACCAGAATACCTTTCAAATGTCAGACCCATCATGCCAGCTATTCCAGTGTTAGAGCACGAATGGGTGTACACAGATGAAAACGAGATGCCCTTGTTCGTGAAGCAAAGGTACAAGACCTTTGATGCCAAGGGCAAGACTTATAAGACCCTCAGAATCTTGGCTGATGGCAGTCGGGTAGGGAAGTTAGGAGATTGCAGAATTGTCCCCTACAGACTCCCAGAACTGCTACAGGCGGTGACCAATGGGAAGGTGGTCTACATAGCCGAGGGTGAAAAAGCGGTAGATGCCTTGTGCAGTTTGGGGGTCACGGCTACCACCTCACACGCTGGCGCAGGAGGTTGGAATCCTGACCTGAACCAATACTTTACAGGTGCAAATGTTGTCATAGTGCCAGATAACGATGTTGCAGGGTGGAGTTATGCCGCAAAGATTGTTGAATCTTTACTGCCTATGGTAAAAACCATCAGGGTCTTGGATTTGGGGTTGGACAAGCCAAAGGAAGACGCATACGAGTTTGTTCACCACTATGGCGGTACAAAGGAAACTCTAGCCGCCAAAGCCAAGGGCGCAAAGGTTTTGGGGCATGAGGATGTCATCCTGATACCCAAAAGGTTACGAGAAACACCCCCACCACCCCCTGACCCTTTCCTTACCCATAACAATGAACCAAAGGAAGATCAACCCAACAGTCGTAAGAAATTGCTCGTCGAATCTTGGGACAGCATTAAAGATGAGCCAGTGGAATGGCTAGTAGAGTCGATTATCCCGAAGCGTAGTTTCGTTGCCCTGTACGCACCCCCTGCCTCGTATAAGTCATTCATCTCGCTAGATTTAGCCGAGGCAATAGCCACAGGTCGGGATTGGATGGGCTACAAGATACCCAAGAAAGGGGCTGTGCTGTATATCTGTGGTGAAGGGCATGGTGGGTTGGGTGCAAGGGTGAAGGCTTGCAAGATACAAAACAAGAGTCCTGATGGTGCAAATCTGTACATCATCAGAGCGCAACTCAACCTGAGATCGTCACCTGAAGACTTTGCGGAACTCCTCAATGCCATCAATGACCTGATTGCTGAGATTGATGAACCCTTGGAACTCATCATCTTGGACACCTTGATGCGGATGTCGGGCGGTGGCTTTAACGAGAACAGTTCTGAGGATATGGGTGGATTCATCACCCAAGCAGGAAAATTACAGGAAATCTTTGAATGCGCCTTGATGGTGATTCACCAT